GCAGAGTGAAATTATCGCGCTGAAGAAGGCTGGTCACTGATGCCGCGAAAGGCCGAGGATAAGTTCTACTTCGGCAACGCCGAGGTTCAGAAGGCGAGTCGTTCTCGTCTACTTGGCAATCTGTTGCAAAAGCAGATGTTGCCATCGGGCGGATGGCGTGCCGTTTGCGACCACGATGACCTGTTGATCGTGTCGTTTGAAGATCCGGCTATCGCTGAATTCGTTGCAAAGAAACTGAAGAAGGCTAACATCGACCACGATGGCCCGAATCCAGCCGTCGGCGGCTATTACCACTTGGAGGTGAGAGATGAATCCGAAGCAGATTGAGAACAAGTTCTACGCAGCCAAAAACGACGAGGTAATGGCTTGGAAGCACGAGCCAAACGGAACTTGGTCTGCGGTGCTTATAAATGACAGAACCGGAAAGGTCATTCGTACGGTCAAGAAATTCCGGATGAAGTCGGAGGTGATTGCGTTCGTCAACGACTGGTGGAAGAAGAATCACTCCCGCCCCGGCAAGAAGGACAAGATGGCCGTGAAGGATCGCTTCTACTTCGGCAAGGGACGCAAGGAGCGGTTTGGTGCTTCGGATAAGGTGGACAGCCTCATTGCGACTGCATACAGAGCCTTGAAGAATGGAGACAAGGCTGCTGCGCGTAGGTTGATTGCAAGTGCGGAAGCGTTGATTCAGTCGGATTCGTCCGTTCCTGATTACATCGTGAACGAACTGAAGGATCTGAAGAAATCATTGAGGTTCTAATGCCAGCCTCCCACACCGTCGAGCAGACCCCCGAAGGCAAGGTTCGCATTCGCGATCTTGAGTTGTTCATGGGTTTCGACCCGGCCATCGACTCTGGCGAGGATGAAGCCATCGCTCAATACGACAACGGCAAGGTCCGAAACATTGCAAAGCGCACACGGCAGTTCATCGCCCGTGGCTCTCGGCCCAAGTTGGTGATTGAGCATGAGAAAGAGGGCAAGGATGCCGTCCCTGCCGCCGTGGGTGACATCACGGATGTGCGATACGAGGAACGCGGTGGAGTCGGTTACATCGTGGGCGATGTGGAGATGTCCAAGCCGCTGTTCGATAAGTTGCTTGGCAACAATGCCTTTCCCCGCCGTTCGGCTGAAATCTGGAAGGATGACCACCTGTCCGAAGTAGCCCTGCTCGGTCGGGATACGCCCCGCAGACCGCTACCGGACACGAGGTTCGGAAAGAACGGACAGAAGGTCGTATTTGAGCGTCCGATGGGATCGTTGCGCCTATCTATTGACAACAAGTCACAATTCGCGGAAATTGGCGTGGGTGGAGGCGCAAACACCTTCGTGCCAGCCGCAGGAACCAAGAGGAATCAAATGCCAAGCCGAATGAAGAAGCGAATGCAGGTGGTGGATGAGGACAAGGAGAAGTCCGCCGCTGACGAGCAGGAGGAGATGGCTGGTGAGGAAATGACCTTGGCCGCTGAGGGCGAGCCGGAGGAGATGGAGAGTGGGGATGTTGCTGCCGACTTCGAATCGCACCTTAGCGACGAAGGCGAGATGGCAGCGGATGAGGAAATGTCCTACGCGGCGGATGACGAGGACGAGATGTCTGCCGACGAGGATGAGGATGAGATGGATGCCGAGGCTGCTGCAGGTGGCAAGCGTGGTTTCCGATCAATGAATTCGAAGGGATCCAAGATGACCAAGCAACTGTTTGCTCGCGTTCGTGAACTTGAGGATCAGAATGCCCGCTATGAGCGGCAACTGCGCCTTGAGCGTTTCGCCCGAGAGGTCGATGCGATGGTTCGCGAGGGCTACCGCTGCGGCAAGTTCCGCAATTCGATGGTGGAGGAACTGGCCGACAGCCGCAATCCAGCCGCCAAGATCGCGTTCTGGAAGGCGACCATGAGCCGCGACCCGATCGGTCTGCCGTCGTTCGCGCAGTTCACCGTGACCGATGATGAGGGTGGCCTGACCGACCGTGAGGCCTATCAGCGTGCTATGGCCGAGGCCAATGGCGATGCAAACAAGTACCGTCAACTGTTCGCCAAGTATTCGGGCCAGAAGGCCTGATCGAAAGGAACTGAATCATGGGATCTTTCTCTGATACTCCCCAACTGATCGCTAGCGGAACCATCGCGCCATACCGATTCGTCGCCGTTACCGCGACCGCAGGCGTGACGAACGACAATCGTGGCTTTCAGGCATCAGCGGACACCAACCCCATCGCCGGTGTTTCCGATGCCAGCACGCTCGCGTTCGATTCCGCGAATCACGCGACCGCTGGACTGCCGATCACTCTGCAGGGTGGAGCGGTGATTCAGATTCAGGTCGGCACTGCGGTGACGCACGGCGATCTGCTGGAAACCGATGCGAATGGCAAGTGTCAGGCTGCTACCACGACTGCGGGCACTCGCCGTTACCACGGCTATGTGGCCCTGCAGAACGGAGCGGCTGACGAGATCATTCAGGCCATGCGTATCGGTGGTTTCGTCAAGTATTGATCCACGGCCAACAACAAAAGGAGCAATGACAAATGGCTGAATACGGAATTGGCGGTGGACCGAATACCTTCGTGCCCACCTTCTCGCCCGCGACTGGTGCGATTCAGATCGAGTTCACGCGCAGCGTCAACTCCTTCGCGATCACGCAGTACGCTCAGATCGTGCCTGTGCAGCAGATGAAGGGCTACTTCCTTCGCATTGACGAGGAAGAGACTGCCCGAGTCGTGAATACGCAGGATTACCAGTGGCCGATGGGCGAGGATCGCCCGACGGGTGTTCAGAGTGACTTTGAGTTCACTCCGTACACCTGCCAGCGGTTCCAGTCCTCGTTCGGCATTCCCTACGAGAATCAGAAGCAGTCGGCTTGGGACATCGTTGCGAGCCACGCTCGTATTCATGCCCAGCGCATGATGACGCTTCGCTCATTCCGTGCCGCGACCACGCTCACCACTTCTGGCAACTGGACCAGCGGTGTGAACTACTTCGCGAACGCGTCGGCACTCGGTGCTGGTGCTTACACCAGTTCTGGAAATGTTCAGAAGATCATTCGACTCGCATGCGAGAAGATCATTCAGAACACGGTCGGCGTGGTGCGTCCGAAGGACATCATCATGATCATCAATCCGACCACCGCCCGTCTGTTGGCGGCGACTGCGGATGTGACTGAGTATGTGAAGAACTATCCCGCAGCGATGGAGTACCTCCGTGGATCGCAGACCTTTGGTCTGTATGGTCTGCCCTCGGATCTGTACGGTCTTGGTGGCGTGGTCGTGGATGACACGGTCCGCATCTCCAACCGCAAGACTCCGAATGTCACTGGCCCTGCGGCGAATCGCGGATTCTTCTACGGCACGGCTGCTGCACCGGATATGGTGTTCGTCAGCCGTCCGGGTGGTCTGGTCGGCAATGAGGGTCCATCCTTCAGCACGCTGTCCGTGTTCGCCTACGAGGACATGACGGTTGAAACCTCGGATGACCCGTGGAATCGCCGCACCAAGGGCAGCGTGGTCGACAACTCTGCTATTGAGTTGACCGCACCCCTGAGCGGACTTTTCATCGACGATATCGCGGCCTGAGTTTGGGTGGAAACGGGAGCAGGGGCGGTGCGGTGAAAAGCCGTGCCGCCCCCTTTCTTTGGAGGAGTCATGAACCAACTGCTCGCAAACGCTGACTTCATTCGCTACGCGGATGAACGGTTGCTCAAGGAACTGGCGAAGGATGACAATACCGACGCAACCACTTTGGTCGGCAACGATGTCATTACATACGCGTTGCTGCGGGGCGGCGAGGAGATTGCGGCTGCGGCCACGATCGGCAATGTCTATACCGTGACTGATCTGGAAACACTGGGCACGGCCAACAATGCATTTCTGCAGGGACTTGTGGCTGATCTGGCTCTCTGCTACCTGTTTGAGCGTCGCGGAGGAGATGTGCCGGAGAGCGTCAAGGCCAAGGCGAACAGGGCGGCGGGCATTCTGAATGACATTCGGGACGGCAAGAGGGTGTTCGCCATTACGAGCAATCGCGATGCTGGCGTTGCCCAACTATCCATTGTGAATTCGTTGGTTAGGCAGCAGTTGGGAATGACGGCGGATGATGCGTTCTTTCCTGCTCGTCAGACACGACCGTATCAATGAACATTCGCAAGAAGTTGCGGAAGCAGGTGCTTGATGCACTTCAGC